CGGATTGATGGGGTCATAAGACACCAGCCAGGGCCACGCGTCCCACGTCGCTGGCGTCTGTGGCCGCACTGGGTAGCCCGTCACCTGCACGGTGCTGGCGGGCAGCACCAGCGGCCCGGTCACCGCGTTGGCGATGGTCTGCCGCGCCTTGGCGCTCATCCGAACACCACCACGCGGTCCGGGCCTTCCAGGCGCTCAATCTCGGCATCAAACGCGGGCAGCCGCGTGGGCCCAAACTCCGCGTCACCCAGCAGACCCAGCGGCACGCCGCGAGCTGCGACGGACCGCCCGACGCGTCGCAACAGGGCTTGCTCCAGGTTGGGCTGCGGATACATGGAGTCCACGCGGCACGCCCGCGCCTGTGCGTACGTTTCCGCGTCCAGCACTTGCTGGAGCTGGGCGTCACTCAGCGACGTGGCGGGCACTTGCAGCCAGGCCCGCGCCGCGCTGAGCGTGACGGAAACGCTCACGGGTTACTTGCCGTTGGCCTTGGGTGCCGGTGCCTCTTCCACCGGAACCTCTGCCGACACTTCCGCCATGGTGGGCAGTCCGGCAGGCGCGGTGATCGGGATCAGCCCCGTGGAGGCCACGCCACCGAACGCGACATAGCCGCCGTACGCCACCTGGACACCCAGGATCGACGGCTCGACCACGGACAGCAGCCCGATGACCTCTTCATAGACCTCATAGTCGGAGCTGTTGCCGACGATGCACGTCCCGGCCGCGAGCGTGGGCACCACGATGCGCGGCAGGCCCAGCACGTCACCACGGAACGTGCCTAGCGCGGATCCGCCAACATCGAACGAATCCAGCGGCTGGTCCACCGTGCCCGTGGTGTACGGGTCCGGTGGCAGCACCACGCGCGTGGAGTCCACCAGCGAGCCCAGCGCCGCCCAGACATTCAGCGCGCACCAGATGCGGTCAGGCATCCGGAAGGTTGCCTGGTAGCTGTGCATGGCTGCCTGATACAGCGCTGCCGTCCAGCCCGCCAGCGTGTTGGCTGGCGCAGCGATGGGCGTATTGCCGCTGGCCGCTGTCGTGAACGCGCCCGCCACGGCGGTTTCCGTCTGGATGCTGTAAACGTCCGCCAGGTCGCGGATGACGATGTCCCAGACGGCTGGGCTGGTCCAGTCGATGGACTGCCGCGAAATGTCCACCGTGCCGCCATAGGTGCTCTTGGTGAAGCTCACGGGCGTGATGGTCATTTTCTGGCTGGGTAGCTGGGTTTTCTCACCTGCCTGCGCGCCCGCCGTTGTGTGTTGGGTGATTTTCGGGCGGCTGAACGTGGATCCGGGGATGCCGCCCATGGGTCGCGCACCGCCCAGCGACGTGATCAGCGGTCGGTTGGAGTCGATCAGCGACACCACCTGCCCGACGATGGGCGTGGGCAGGATGCCGGTCACGTCGCTGGTCTTTTGGTCCGCGACCACGAACGCCACGCGGGCCAGCGCGTCAGGGTCGGGCTGGCGCTGTCCCGGCATCATGCCGCGCGACGCCAGCAGGTCGATCATGAACGCGCCCGCGCTTGGGTAGCTCGGGCCGCTGTTGCGCTGGCCCATGCTGGCGGGCTCGCTGCCGCGTCGTCCGACCGGCAGCGCCGCGACCGCCTCGGCGTGCGCACCGCGCAGCGACTCGAAAGCGGTCAGCGGCTGGATTTGCTGATCCAGCGCCGCGATCCGCTCATGGGCCGCGCGCAGGTTGCCCTGCTCCGCGTCCACCAGGTCGCGCTCTTCACGCTCGACGCGTGCTAGCAGCTCATCGATGAAGTCCACCTGGTGGGCACGCTCGCCCAGCAGCCGGTCCAAAACCGCGTTGGTAGTCATCTGGTCCCCTCAGGCATCCGCACGTGACTGTCTGCGTCAGGTGGTGCCTCAGGTGCGGCCAGGTGGTCCCAGGTGGTGCCCTGCCCTGGGTGGGCAGTCCCGGCGTGGTCCCGGCGTGGTCGTCGGCCCTGCGGTCCGGCGTGACTTACGGGGCCAAGGTTGCTCTGACCTCGCGCCAGTGCGCAAGGGCTGGCCGGTCCGGGCGCTGACGGGCCGCACCGTGGCCCACGAACGTCACCAACGCGTCAGCGAACACGCCCGCGTACACCAGGGAGGTTTCCACCAGGCGGGCCTCCTGGTACGTGACGCGGTCCATCTGGGCCTCATTGTCCAGGTCCCAGTCCCGGGCAAAATCGTGATCACTTCGGACCGGTACGACGCCCACGCTCATGCCGGTCAGGAATCCGTCACGGGCCATCCGTCCGGCCCGCTGCGCCTCCGGGCTGTCGTCCAGCCGCCAGGTGCCGTCCAGCCCGTCCGGCCCGGACTGCCAGTCCACCGCGCTGCCAATCGGCCAGCTCCGGTCGTCATGCCACAGCAGCAGCGGCAGCGACCGCGCCGCTTCCTTGATGGACTTGTCCAGCGACCCAGGCGCGAAAGACACCAGCCGATATCCGCTGTTGGCCCACGTGCCGTACGGCACCGCGCGTCCGCTGATCGTGGTCAGCACGTCGCCACGCGTGCCGGTGCGCTCGCCATCGACCAGGTGCACCTGCGTGGCGATGGTCATTCGCTGGACTGTCTCGGTGTTCATGGCGTGACCTCGCTTGGCGTCTGTGGCGGCTGCACGTCCTCGGGCGTGGCCTCATCGACGGGCTGGGTGGTGACGGGCGATGGTGTCGAGACTGGCGGCACGCCAGCAGCGCGCAGCCCCAGCCCCAGGTACTGCCGCGCCTCATCGGTGGTCATGATGCCTGCGCCGGTCGCGGCCACCAGCGTTGTCATGGTCTGCGCGAAATCGTCACGCAGGATTTGCCAGCGGTCGAAACGCACGGACTGTCCGCGCGGTAACAGCATGTCGGACCAGACCTGCTCAAAATCCTGGAGCAGCGGTTCTATCGACGTGCGCAGGAGCTGGAGATACAGCGGACCAGGACTGCGGTACGTCAGCGACGTGGTGGCCGCGCCCAGCCAGTAACCGTCCAGCCCGAACATGTTTGCCACGTCCAGCAGCGAGAGCTGCCGCGCGGCCACCATCTGTGAATCCTCCGGGCTCCACGCCAGCGGCGTGACCACGGTGCCAGCGGGCAGGATGACCGGCTGGCGGTCCGGTCCGGAAAACTTGGCCAGCCAGTCCGTTTTTGCCTGGTCGGCCTCTTCATTGCTCAACCGTGGATTGGGCGCGATGACCGCGACCGATGGCACGCCACCGGATGCGAGCGCGCCGCGTTCGTACTCTTCCTGCATCGCCACGCGTTGCAGGCTCAGCAGGTTTTGCTCCACCACGCCGACACCGCGCCACGGCAGCCAGCGGTCCGCACCGCGCCGCACGTGCACCACGTCCGGGCTGTTCAGCTTCATGCCGCCCACGTAATACGTGGGCAGGTTTTCGTCCGGCAGCCAGACCACGGTTACCCATTGCGACGGGATCCACGTCACGGCCAGCGGCCAGCCGTCCGCGCCACGCGCCGTGACATAGCTCAGCGCGTTGCCGTTCAGCAGGTAATCCTCCACGTTGACCTGGATGAACCATGACCGCGCGCGCGTCGGATCCGGCCGGTCCAGCAGCGGCGGACGCGACAGCGGATCCACGCCCCGGTAACAGTCCAGCGCCATTTGCTTGGCCATCGATGAATAAAGCCCGACAGCTCGCGCCACGCCAGGGATCCCCAGCGCGGACTGCACGTCCCAGACCAGCGGCGTGGCCGCGCTGGGTGGAATGGATCCGATGCCGCCCATGCCGGACAGCGGCGGACCCATGCGGCCAACACCACCACCGCGCGGCAACGTCGTGACAGTCATCACCAAATCCTGAACGGTTCGGGCTCGAGCTCGGGCGCTTGCGTCACCTGCTCACGCAACGCCCACGCAGCGGCGCGTGCCAGGTCTGTGCGGCCACCATCATGGGTAAGCAACAGGCCACCAGCGGGACTAGGCACTACGCGCGCAGCCGTGACCTGGCGTGCCAACGCGTCGCCACCATCGTGCACCAGCGCACCGCTGGCGACCTGCTCACGCAGCAGCGGCAGCGCCGCACGCAACGCACCGCCGTGCGCGAGCTTCGGATCTAGCGGCACCGCTGCCGCGTCGGGATCCCCATCCAGCGACGCGCCCAGCAGCAGCCTGCTCCCTGGGTGAGACAGCGCCAGCATCGCGGCCCACGCGTACGCGTCGGAGCGCCGGTCCACGGTTACGCCCCAGACCGCGCTGGTGCCGTCAACGGTTCGCCCGACAGCGACAGCGGCAGCTCCCATCCCGAAATGGTCCTCAACGCACAGCACCAGCGGACCGGACGGCACGCCCATGTCCAGGTCCGCGAGCTTTGCCCACGCGCTTTCGCTGATCAGCGG